GTTCAGACCAGCTTGTCAACACTCGACAAACTCAAACAGGGTTTGGATCTGGACGGTGCTGCTAAGGGCCTGGAGGGCTTGGGCACCGCCGCTAAGAAGTGTGACCTGTCGACTCTTAGCAATTCCGTCGAGACCGTTCGAGCGAAATTCTCGGCGCTTGAAGTCATGGCTATGACTGCTCTTTCCAATATCACCAACTCCGCGGTAAACGCGGGAAAGCGGATGCTCTCTTCGTTTACAGTTGAGCCGATTTCCACCGGCTTTAACGAGTATGAGCTGAAGATGGGCTCCATCCAGACCATCATGGCCAGCACTGGCGAGAGCCTGGATAAGGTCAACCAGAAGCTGGACGAGCTCAATACTTATTCCGACAGAACGATTTATTCGTTTGCGGATATGACCTCCAACATCGGTAAATTCACAAACGCCGGCGTAAAGCTGGACGACGCCGTGGCCGCCATCCAGGGCGTCAGCAATGTAGCTGCTGTTTCCGGCGCTAACGCCAACGAGGCTTCCCGGGCCATGTATAACTTTGCCCAGGCGCTGTCGGCGGGCTATGTTAAGCTGATTGACTGGAAATCCATTGAGAACGCCAATATGGCGACGGTGGAGTTTAAGACACAGCTTCTTGAGGCCGCCGTTGCGGCGGGAACTGTCGAGAAGTCCGCGGACGGCATGTACAAGGTTCTTACCAAGAACGGGCAGGGCGGCGTGATGAAAGAGACCATCGACGCTACCCATATGTTCAACGACAGTCTGGCCTACCAGTGGATGACCACCGAAGTTCTCACGGAGACGCTGAAGGACTACGCCGATGAAACGACTGAAATTGGTAAGAAGGCCTTTGCCGCCGCTCAGGATGTAAAGACCTTTTCTCAGTTGATGGATACGCTTAAAGAAAGTGCGCAATCCGGATGGGCTGAGACCTGGCAGTTGATCGTCGGCGACTATGAGGAAGCAAAGGTCACGCTGCGGGAGTTCTCCGAATTTTTCAGCAACATCATCGACGGCTCCTCCAAAGCCAGAAACGCCCTGCTGGGTGGGGCGCTGACATCAAGCTGGGGGCAGTTGAAGAATGAAGTCAGTGACGCCGGCTTTTCTGTGGATGCGTTCCGTGACGCGCTTCGGGAGACGGCGTCTGAGTCTGTTGACGGCCTCGACAAGATGATTGAGGAGGCGGGCTCCTTTGACGCCACCCTTTCACAGGGTTGGCTGACAACTGATATTTTGGCCAAGACGCTGGACAAGCTGGCCAATGAGGCTACGGGAACGACCGGCGGTATTTCCGCACTGAGCGACGAACAGCTTAAAAACATCGGCTACACTGAGGAGCAGATCGCGGCGCTTCGTTCCCTCAGCAGTCAGGCAAACTCTTCTACGGGAGAAATCGCCGACCTTGTTCAGAACATGACCCGCAAAAGCGGCAGAGAGCTTCTTTTTGACTCCCTCTTGAACAGCGCCAAAGCGATTCAAAAGGTATTTGGGACGTTGAAAGGCGCTTGGGACGATGTGTTTCCGCCGATGACATCGGAACGGCTCTACGGCTTGATTGAGGGACTGAACAAGTTTACGCAAAGGCTTATCATCTCTGATGAGACTGCGGACAAAATTGGCAGGACATTCAAGGGTCTATTCGCCGTTCTTGACATCATTCGGCAGGGGTTCTCCGCGGTATTCAAGACTTTGAGTCCTCTGCTTGGCGGCCTTGGTACTCTGAGCGGGGGTATTCTTGATGTGACGGCCTCTTTCGGAGATTGGCTCGTCGGAATTGACGAGGCGGCGAAGAAAGGCGACGTCTTTAATCGGGTATGTCAGCGTATTTCGGATTTTGTCGCCGCGGCTGCTTCCAAAGTAAAAGAGTTCATCCAGACAGTCAAGGAAAACTTCAAAATCCCCGGATTTGAGGGGTTCCAAAATCTTCTTGGTCGGGCTCGGGAACGTATGGGGCAGGTCCTTGACTCTGCTGGAGATATGGGCTCCGGTGTCAGTTCGGCGGTTGGTGTTATGGGCTCCGCTTTGGCCAGCAGCAAGTTCCTCCAGGCGCTTCAAACTTTGTATAACGGTGCGAAGACGATTGGCGGAGCTATCGTAAAGGCTATTGGCGGTCTTGCCAGCGGTGTTGTGGAAAAATTGGGGAATGCCGATTTCAGTGGAGCTATCGACTTGCTGAATGGCATTTCCTTTGGCGCTATTGCTGTCGGTATCACCAAGTTCCTGCACAGCATCCAGCAGCCTTTTGATGAGGTCGGCGGGTTCCTTGACAACGTAAAGGGTATCCTGGACGAAGTCAGAGGCTGTTTCGAGGCATACCAAACGCAACTGAAAGCCGGTGCCCTGCTTAAGATTGCCAGTGCCATCGGCATCCTTGCCGCAGCTATCGTGGCCATTTCCTTAATTGACAGCGATAAGTTGTCGGCCTCTCTCGGTGCGGTCACCATTCTATTCGCTGACCTGATGGGCTCCATGGCGATTTTCAGTAAAATCAGCGGTGACATGAAAGGTGTGACAAAGACCTGCGCCGCCATGCTCGCTGTTTCTACCTCTGTACTTATCCTTGCATCCGCATTGAAGAAGATCGCAGACCTTGATGCCGGACAGCTCGCTGTTGGCCTGACTGGTATTGCTGGAATGATGGCGGCTCTCGTAGCATCTATGAAGGTGTTGGGAAGCGGCTCCGGTTCAGTAGTCAAAGGCGCTACGCAGATGATTATATTCGCCGGAGCAATCAAAATTCTGGCGTCTGTCTGCACTGATTTGGCTGGCCTGGAATGGGGTCAGTTGGCAAAGGGTCTGACTGGCGTCGGTGTTCTGCTGGCCGAGGTATCCTTGTTCCTTAATACTGCGAAATTCAGCGGAAAATCCATTAGCACTGCAACCGGTATCGTCATCTTGTCTGCCGCAATCAAGGTGCTGGCCTCTGCCTGTAAGGACTTTGGGCAGATGAATTGGGGAGAAATCGCAAAGGGCCTCACTTCCATTGGCACCCTGCTCCTTGAAGTCGCCGCTTTTACCAAGCTCACAGGTAATGCCAAGCATGTTATCTCCACGGGGCTCGCGCTCATTGAGATTGCCGCAGCTATGAAGATCTTCGCGTCTGCCATGAAGTCGTTCGGCTCCATGAGCTGGGAGGAGATTGGCAGAGGGCTTACAGCCATGGGCGTCGCTCTGGCTGAGGTCACTCTTGCGATGAACCTGATGCCGAAGAACATGGTTGGTCTTGGTGTGGGCCTGATTGCTATTGGGGCCGCTTTGGAAATCGTGGCGGATTCTATCAGGAAGATGGGCGGCATGAGTTGGGAGGAGATCGCAAAAGGTCTCGTCACGCTCGGCGTGGCTCTTGGAGAGCTCGCCATTGGCCTGAATCTGATGAACGGCACGTTGGCCGGGTCCGCCGCTATGCTGGTGGCGGCAGGCGCATTGGCGGTTCTCACTCCGGTGCTGGTCGTCCTTGGCTCTATGAGCTGGGAGTCCATTGCCAAAGGATTGGTCACGTTGGCGGGAGCATTCGCGGTCATTGGCGTCGCCGGTGCTGTGCTCACCCCTCTCGTTCCGACTATTCTTGGGCTTGCCGGCGCGTTCGCTCTGATTGGCGTTGGAACCCTCGGCATTGGCGCTGGTCTTCTTGCGATTGGAGCCGGGTTGTCCGCTATTGCAATCGTCATTACCGCCCTCGCAACCTCGATGGGAGCCGGTGTGGCCATCATCGTGGCCGGGCTGACAACCATTATCACCGGAATTGCCGCTTTGATTCCCGCTATCGCCGAAAAGCTGGGCGAGGCTGTCGTGGCATTCTGTAAGGTGATTTCCGACGGCGCTCCTGCGATTGGAGAGGCCGTCAAGGCTCTTGTTCTGACCTTGGTCGATGTGCTGGTCGAGTGTGTTCCTGCTCTGGCAAACGGAGCGCTGGAGCTGATTGCCGGCGTACTGTCTGCTCTGGTTACCTATACCCCGCAAATTGTTGACTCCATTGCTCAGTTCCTGGTAGAAGTCATCGAGGGCATTGCGCGAAATCTGCCCGACTTGATCCAGGCCGCCGTACATCTCCTTATGGCGTTCTTCTCCGGCATCGTGGATGCGCTGGCCGGTATCGACACTGACGCCCTGTTGAAGGGTATTGCTGGTGTCGGTCTGTTATCCGCTATCATGTTGGCGCTGGGCGCTGTCGCCGGGTTGGTTCCCGGAGCAATGGCCGGTGTCCTTGGTATGGGGGCGGTGATTGCCGAACTGGCGCTTGTGCTTGCCGCTATCGGCGGTCTGGCGCAGATTCCGGGCTTGTCCTGGCTCATCAGCGAGGGCGGAAAGCTCCTTGAGGGCATCGGAACTGCCATCGGCTCTTTTGTGGGCGGAATTGTCGGCGGATTCATGAGCGGTGTGTCCAGTCAGTTCCCGCAGATCGGGGCCGACCTCGCCGCTTTTATGACCAATGTACAGCCGTTTATAGACGGGGCCAGCAGTATCACTCCCGATATGCTCTCCGGTGTGAAAGCGCTGACTGAGGTCATCCTCCTGCTTACCGCCGCTGATATTCTGGACGGGCTGACGTCCTGGCTCACGGGCGGCTCCTCACTGTCTGACTTTGCGGAGCAGCTTGTCCCCTTTGGGGAGGCCATGAGCAATTTCTCCAAGTCGATTGCCGGTATGGACGCCGGGCTCGTCTCTCAGGCGGCGATTGCTGGTAAGACACTGGCTGAAATGGCCGCGACACTGCCCAACAGCGGCGGTGTAGTTGGCTTCTTCGCCGGCGAGAACGATATGGAGACCTTTGGCAATCAGCTTGGCACGTTTGGCACCGCGATGGTCAACTTCGCAAACATTGTCAAAGGGATGGACGCCGATGCTGTGACCAATGCTGCGATTGCGGGAAAGACCATGGCCGAGATGGCTGCCACGCTTCCGAACAGCGGCGGCGTGGTCGGCTTCTTCGCCGGGGAGAACGACATGACCACCTTTGGCGAACAGCTCGTCCCCTTTGGCAAAGCCATCAAGGACTATTCCCTGGCCGTCCAAGGCTTGGATGTGGACGCTGTTACAAACTCCGCCACCGCCGGTCAGGCTATGGTGGAGCTGGCAAACACCATTCCAAACTGCGGAGGTGTGGTCGGCTTCTTCGCCGGAGAAAACAATCTTGACACCTTTGGCGCTCAGCTTCTCAGCTTCGGAAACTCTATCAAAGCGTACTCTCTGGCGGTAAAAGGTCTGGATACAGATGCCGTGACCAATTCCGCCACCGCCGGCAAAGCACTTGTGGAGCTGGCGAAAACCATCCCTAACTGCGGAGGACTGGTCAGCTTCTTTACCGGCGATAACAACATTGCCGATTTTGGAGATGACCTCGTTCTCTTCGGCAACGACCTTGCGGCCTATGCGGCAGCTATCAAAGATGTCAAGCCTGACGCGGTGACAGCTTCTGCCAACGCAGCGCAAGCACTTTCCAATCTGGCATCCGGTCTTCCTGACAGCAGCCTCTTCGACCAGTGGTTTGGAGGGGACCAGACTCTCGCATCGTTCGGCGACGATGTTGCCGAGTTCGGCGAGGCTATGGGTGATTACTACAATGAGATCTCCGGAATTGACCTCGGAAAGATGTCCGGCGTCATCACCCAAGTCTGGGGGCTTGTGGATCTTGCCAAGGGCGTCAAGGATGTCGATAAGAACGCTTTCACCAACTTCAGTAAATCTTTGACCACCCTGGCGAATAGCGGCATCGACGGTTTCACCGATGCGTTCTCTAATTGCGGTCAGAAAGTCAACAGCTCTGTTCTTGTCATGTTGAACTCTGTTAAATCTTCCATCTCCAGCAATAAGGCTGTCGCCAACCCGGCAATGGAGGAGGTCATGGGTTCCCTGGCAAACGTGGTGAACGAGAAGACCACGTCTATGAACACCGCTGTTGTACAGATGATGAACGGGTTCAGCAAGACTATCCGGGACAACACCAGCCCTGTCAAGTCGGCCATGACCACAGTTTTGAACAATACGGTGACCGCCATCAACAGCACGAAGGGCTCGTTTACCGAGGCTGGCAAGAATGTCGGCCAGGGATTTGTGAACGGCATCAACTCTAAGCTGAGCGCTTCTACCGCTGCGGGCCGCAGTTTGGGCCTTGCCGCACTGAATGCAGCAAAGAAAGCACTGGACAGTCATTCCCCGTCCCGTGAGTTCATCCACCTGGGCGAGAATATGGGCGAGGGCCTGGCAATCGGTGTGAAGAACAGTATTCTCCCAGCTTCTCAGGCAACTTCCGGCATGATCGACGAGGTCATCGCGGTCAGCTCCAAGGGCATTGACGCTTTTAAGGAGTGGGCCGAAGAGAAGAAGTATTATGGCGAGCTCAGTTTGAAAGACGAGCTGGCCGGGTACGAAAATCTTCAGAAGATGTACAAGGCTGGGAGCGAGGAACGCAAGCAGATCGACCGTGAGGTCTACAGACTTCAAAATGAACTTGTAGCGGCTACCTATCAGGCCTCCATGGACTGGATTGAGGAAGAGAAATACTACAACCGGCTCAGTCTGGAAGAGGAACTTGCCGCTTATGAGCGTGTCCAGGCCAGATATTTGGAGGGCAGCGAGGAGCGTAAGAAAGCCGACCGTGAGGTATATCGCCTGCGGAATGAGCTGATGGATGCCTCTTATCAGCATTCCATGGACTGGATCGAGGAAGAGAAATACTACAACCGAATGAGCCTTTCTGACGAACTGGCCGCCTATAAGCGGGTCCAGAGCCGGTATGCAAAGGGCACCGACGAGCGAAAGAAAATGGACCGTGAGGTGTACCGGCTGGAGAAAGAGATCAGCGATGCCCAAAAGCAATATGTCGAGGACGTTCAGCGGGTCCAGAGCGAGGCCAATCAGAAGCGCCTTGACCTGGAGCAGGAATACGCCGATAAGGTGAAGTCCATCAACGATAAACTTGCCCAGGACATCAAATCGCTGAATGACCAGTACGAAAACGCCCTGAAATCCCGTGAGGATAGCCTTTACCGGTCTTACGGCCTCTTTGACGAGGTCAAGGAACGGGAGGAGGTCAGCGGGGAGACGCTGATGAAGAACCTGGAGGGTCAGGTCAAAGAATTTGGCGAATGGCAGGATATTTTGGATAAGCTGTCCGCCAGAGGCCTTGACTCCGACCTGATTGGGGAGCTTCAGCAGATGGGCCCGGACGCTATCTCGCAGATCAAGGCGCTGAACTCCATGAGCGACTCCGAACTGGAAAAGTATGCGGCTCTCTGGTCTGTCAAGCACGCCCAGGCTCGGGAGCAGGCTGTCGGCGAGTTGGAGGGGCTCCGTATCGAGACCCAGAACAACATCGCGCAGCTCAGGGTCGAGGCCGACCGGGAGCTTGAAGAGTATCGCTCCGTCTGGCAGTCGAAGATGGCGCAGGTCACGGCCGACGCGGATGCGGAGCTTGAACGGCTTCGCAAGGAATTTGGCGAAAAGGTCGGTCTTATCAAGACCAATACCGAGGATGACCTGAAAGAGATGTCCGAGACGGCGCAAAAGATCCTTCGGGAAGCCGGATGGGACGAGACCGGCAAGCAGATCGTGACCGGGCTGACCGATGGCGTTCAGTCTGAGCGTTCCAGCTTCATCGACGAGCTGACCAACATGGCGCTCGCCGGTGTGGAAGCCGTGAAGACAACGCTGGACATCAACTCGCCCTCTCGGGTATTCCATGAGTTGGGCAACTTCACAGGGCTTGGTTTCGTGAATGGTTTGCACAGCTATGTGGAGAAATCCTATGACATTGGTGCGGATATGGCGGAGTCGGCAAAGTCCGGCTTATCCAACGTGCTCCAGACAGTCGCCGATATTGTGAACGGCGGCGTCGAGATGGAACCGACCATTCGCCCGGTGCTGGACCTGTCCAATGTGGCGAGCGGTGTTGACACCCTTGACAGCTTGTTCTATTCCCGGCGGGCCATCGGTCTTGCCGGTCAGGCGAGCGTCGCGTTCAGCTCTCCCCGTGATAAGAGCCAGGCGGCCTTTACCGTGAACAACAGCGATGTTGTGGCGGAGCTCAAGTCCCTCAGGGGAGAGATGGCCGCTATGGCGGAGAAGATGGAACGGATGCGGGTCGTGCTGGATACCGGAACTCTGGTGGGCGAAATGGTTGGCCCTATGGATACTGCTCTCGGGCAGAGAGCTACTTATAAGGGAAGGGGGAATTAGTTTGTACCATTCTATCACATTTGGCGAGAAAAACACATGGGATGACTGGCGGCTGGTCCCCTCTTCCCGACCTCTGTTCAACCCTCCGCCCCAAAAGGTAAAGACACTGGACATTCCCGGTGGGGACGGCGTTATTGATTTGTCGCAAGCCCTCACCGGGTATCCGGTGTATCAGAACCGGACGGGCTCCATTGAGTTCATCGTCATGAACGACTTTAAGCCCTGGCACATGGCTTACTCCGACATCATGGACTATCTGCATGGGCAGACCCTGCGGGCGGTTCTGGAGGACGACCCGGAGTATTTCTACGAGGGCCGCTTTGCCGTAAACGCCTGGAAGTCGGAAAAGGACTGGTCCCGCATTGTTATCAATTACGATGTCGGCCCCTACAAATGGTCGGTGCTGTCGTCTGTTGACGATTGGCTGTGGGACCCGTTCAACTTTCAAAATGGCGTTATCCGAGCCATGCTGTTCAAGAACATCGCCGTTTCCACAACGGCAAAGGTCCAGCATCTGGACGCGGCGCTCTTTGGCCGGGCCCCCATCTGTCCTCATTTCGTTGTGAGGTCTTCGGCTGGACGGGGCGTCCATGTCCGTTTTGTAAATCCGAAGCTGGAGCTGGACATCACCAAGCTGCTGCACGATGGAACTGTGCAGATCCCGGAGTTTGTGTTCTTCGGGGATTTGGGAGCGGACATCTATTTCTGGTGCGACACCGGAACGGCAACGGTTTCTGTTGACTTTAGAGTAGGGAGGTTGTGACAGCGATGTATTCGATTTACGCAGACGGCGCTTGTATTTACAGTGATGTCTTTGCGGTTGACAGCATGAAAGTCATCAATCCCAAACTGACTCTGGAGGACAACGGGGCCGGCTTCCTGGTGGTGACGCTTCCACCCCATAACGCTGGCTATGCCTCTATTGTCCGAATGGTCACGGATATTTCTGTCCAAAAAGACGGCGAGGAGATCTGGGCCGGACGTGTGCTGTCGGAAAGCGAGGATTTTTACCGCAATCGTATCCTCTACTGTGAGGGTGAGCTGGCGTACTTCAACGACAGTACCCAGCCTCCGGCGGAATATTCGGGTATGAGCGTCCGCGGGTATCTGGAGCGGCTTATCGCCGTCCATAACTCTAAGGTCGCTGCAAACCGACGTTTCACCCTGGGAGCGGTGACGGTCGTTGACAAAAACTTTCCCACCTACTACACCAACCACGATAAGACCATGGCTGTCTTCAACGCCCTGGTCGAGCAGTATGGCGGCCATCTCAGAGTCCGCAAGGTGAATGGTGTTCGCTATCTGGACTATCTGGCCGAGTATCCCGATACTTGCAGCCAGGTCATCCAGTTCGGCTCCAACATCATCGACTTTACCAAGCAGTGGGACTCCACGGAGTTCGCAACGGTCATCGTTCCTCTGGGCAATCGTCTGGAGGACAGTCCCATTGAGGCGCTGGACGCATATCTGACGGTGGAGAGCGTGAACCACGGCAGTATGTATGTTCAGTCCAATGAGGCTGTCGCCGTCTATGGGTGGATCGAGAAAGCGGTCACCTGGGATGACGTATCTGACCCGGCGGTTCTGCTGGAGAAGGCAAAAGCCTATCTGAGCGACATCCAGTTTGACAACATGGAGCTGGAACTGAGCGCCCTTGACCTGCATTACCTGGATGTCGATGTCGAGGCGGTAAAGCTCCTGGATGAGATTCGGGTCATTTCCCGCCCCCACGGTCTGGACAGGATGTTCCCCGTGACTAAGCTGGAGATCCCTCTGGACAGTCCGGAGCAGACCCAATTCAAGCTGGGGACTACGGTAAAGACCAGCCTCACCAGTGTGAATAACCAAATCAGCGCGGCGATCCTGAAGAAGATCGACGACCTGCCCAAGGCCCACTCCATCCTCAAAGAGGCTAAGGAGAACGCCACTCAGATCATGAACATGGCCACCACCGGCTATATCACCATCACCAAGGACGATTACGGCTCGGAAACGCTTTATATTTCCAATGTCCGGGACTATACCAAGGCGGACAAGCTGTGGAAATGGAACATGAACGGCCTGGGATATTCCAATGACGGCGGCAAGACCTTTGGGCTGGCCATTACCATGGACGGCTCCATCGTGGCTGACTACATCACCACCGGTGTGCTGAACGCCGATGTGATTCGGGCGGGGACGCTGAAAGACTACGGCGGAAACTTCATCCTGGACTTTGAAACCGGAAAGCTGACCATGAAAAGGGGCTCCATCAATATCGGAAACGGCAACTTTACCGTGGACGAGGAGGGCAATCTGTATGCCCGCCGGGGCACCTTTGCCGGTACGCTCTCCGGAGCCAAGGGGACCTTTGGCGGCCAGCTTGTAGCGGCCAGCGGTGACTTCAAGGGTGTTGTGCAGGCGTCCGACTTCCTGGACCGATACGGCCGGAGCATGATGTCGGGGGACAAGTTCGCTTCTGACTATCTGGACCTGTATGGGCTGACCATCCGGAACAAGAATACCGGGGCGATTACGTTCGCGGTGAGCTCCACCGGAGTTATCACCATCAACGGTAACATCACTATGGGCGCCGGGAGTACCATCAACTGGGCCGCGGTCAGCAATCAAAATCTGAACTATAATCCGGCTTATTCCCTGGCTGACACTGCGAATACCAGGGCGAACAGAGCATTATCTGATGCTGCTGATGCTTACGACCTGGCTGATGCCGCTTATTACAGGGCTAATCAGGCATATAAGATGGCCGATTCTATTGAACTCCCCAGCTACATTCGATCAACCTACATCGACTCCACAACCATTAGAGCGCCAGTCATCGAGGGCGGAGAGTTCTATGGCGGGGAATTTAATGTTATTGCCGGAGGTAATGCTGGAAGTTTTAACTTGTATGGGCCCTATGGAAGTAGCCGTTATCATATGTTCTGCATTGAATACTACGACGCCGGCGTATGGGGGCCATATGTTTATATTTCCAGCCCGTGTGGCGGAACAATCTGCTTTAATGGCCGAGTTGAGTTTACCGGAAGCGTTGATTTTTCCAGTGCCAGAGTCGATGGTATTGATTCGGAATAGGAGGATAACTGTGAAGAAAAAATTCAAAAATGCTGAGATGGATGTGATGATAAACCATCTCAAGCCGGTTTTGTCTCACCGGGACAAGATTGGCTATATCGCGGCCAGAAATTATCGCATACTTGCCGAGTGCCTCACCGAATACGAGGTGTTTCGCAACGGTCTCATTGAAAAGTACGGTGAGGAGACCAAGGACGGCAGCGGACGGTCCATTATCGGCGTTAAAGTAGACTCCCCCAATTTCCAGAAGTTCTGCGACGAACTGGCCCCATTCAACGAGATGTCACATGAGGTTGAGTTGATGACCGCCAAGTATGAGGAAGCTATCGGCTGTCTTTCTGGAGAAGAGCTTTTGGGACTCGACTGGATGTTTGAAGATTAGAGGTGATTCAGGTGGCTAATATCGCCACATTCCTGCAAAAAATTCTGGACGCTGTGTATGGCGAAGAAGTGCGCGGTTCCATCCATGATGCTTTGGCGGCCATGAATGTGGAATCGTCAAACGCTATGGAGTTCGCCGCCACGGCAAAGGACTCCGCCAAAGTCTCAGCCGATTCTGCCAGAACTTCGGCATCCACGGCCACCCAAAAAGCCGGGGAGGCTCTTGCTTCTGCCGGGGCCGCCAAAGTCTCAGAGACAAACGCAAAGATTTCCGAAAATAATGCCGTAATTCAGGCTTCTGATGCGGCTAAATCTGCTGCAAATGCCAAGACATCAGAGACTGCTGCCGGCAACTCGGAGGCTATCGCCACGCAAAAGGCTCAGGAGGCCGCCAATTCTCAGAGTGCTGCCGCTCTCAGCGAGACTGAGGCCAAGGCCGCGGAGGACCGGGTCAAGACCATCCGAACAGATGTGGAAACACTGGGCGCCCAGGCAACAGCG